TTTCACAAATATTCAAGTATTTTCACTTACAAAAGGATATAAATTATCAAAAAGAATCTAATGAAAAACTTTTTGCATCTTTTGTAGGTATCCCTCTTGATCAAAGTTACAAAAATACCTGACAAAGCAAAGACTCTATATAAATAGGTTCTCTTCCTCTGTTAGTCATTTTTAAACAATGTTCAATTTCTGCAGAACATTGTATTATTTTCGTTTTTTTGTCGTTTGAAACAAGCTTTAACAAATCACATGTTATATCTGATATCGATATATTGTATTGAAAACATTTATAAGAAAACTCTCTGATTGTCTGTAAATTTTTAGTTTTTTTTAAAGAACTAACAAATTCTTTTATTGGAGGAAACTTGTAAATAACAAAATCTTCAGTAAGAATATCACTTTCGTTTTCGGAAATATCATTTATAAATATTGAGTATATGATATCACGTGTCTTGGTTTTTTCAAGGTATTTATTTAATTTGTCATCTAATTTGTTTTCAAAAATTTCTTTTATTTCCGAATGTTGAAAGAGAGGCAGTCTAATTAATGTTAATCTGCTTTTGACAGGAACATCAATCTTGTCTAATTTATGTGTTGAACATAAAAATATTGCATTTTGAGAATACTTTTCAAGAAGAATACGAAGACTATTGAACTCTAATGCTTTGAGGACGTCGATATGCTTTATGATAATCATATGTTTATCATTATGTATATTCTTGTTTATAATAATACTTGTTATAAATTTAAATATGGCAGTTATATTTTTGTTACACGAAGGGTGAGATAAATCAATTTCTAAAAAACAAGGATGGTGTATATACACAATATCTTTATTAAGAAAACATTGTTGCTTAATGATTTTATTTATATTAAACTTTTTCTTCATAATTTCATCAATAAACAAATCCGTAGGAAACCCATATGCTCCATACAACAATACATTTATTTCCATATTTTGTAAAAACGAAAGCATTTTATTGTAATAAGAATTTTCACTCAATATTGTACCAAAATGTATTTGGAATTTGTCCCAACATTTTCCCATTCATTATATAAACGTTACTATTTTTATATAATATAACATGTCACAAAATCCATATTTAATACTTGGAATAAACCACACTGCATCAATTGATGATATAAAAAAAGCGTATAGAAACATTGCACTCATGTGTCATCCAGACAAACTCGACAAAAATATTTCCGATTCAGAAAAACAAATAAGAATTGAAAAGTTCAAAGAAGCAACATTGGCATATAAAAAACTTATGTCAACTCAACATTACGAAGTTGATAATGAGGAAATAGATTGGAAGGAGTTATGGGGCACGTTTTTTAAAAATAGTCAAGATACAAAAGAAATTATCAAAGATGTTTTCTCTGATCTAGCGTCGATTTTCAAAAAAAGTAATATACATTCTAAATCATATTATAATCCAAAACAATCATCTGGGGATATTGAAACTCATTCATTCACACTACACGTTACTTTGAAAGACATATATTTAAATGTGAAGAAAAAACTTCGACTAGTATTGACAAAATCAGAGGAACCATTATTCATTGATATTTATTGTGGAATGTTTCCTGAAATAATTCGACAGTATGTAGATGATGATAATGTCGAACATGAAATAATCATAAATATGAAATTAATTGAAAAAAAGGGATTTGAATATTTTATTTCAGAAACAGGTAATTTAGACATAATAACAAATGTTGAAATTGATTTACTCGATTATTTACAAGGGTCAACCAAGGAGATTTTATATATTGACGACAAAGTTATAAATATCGATATTCCACCCTTTCATACGGAATTTTTAGAAATAAAAGGGAAAGGAATATGTAAAGGATCGTTTATTGCGAATGTTATTTTGAAAAATATTGATGAAAAATTATGGAATAGACTTTCTACAAAAGACAGTACAGAAATGATAAGGATTTTGTCATTTCTGTATAAAACGATATAAGGATTATACAGATAATATGAATTATAAAAGAGTACAATGCCAGCGAAGAAAGTCACCACTACAACAGTAACAAAAGATGTTGCAGAAGAAAAAGTTAAAAAACCAGCAGTAGCAAAAAAACAAGTTACCGTAGCACCAACTCCTGTAGCGCCTCCTGTTGTTAAAGAACCAGAAAACAAAGTTGAAGAAAAAAATACCAGCGATCTGATCTTTTCTGAAATTCTCGAAAAAATGGTTGCTCTATCCACACACATTAAATCAATGCAAGTTTCTATGAAAGTTCTCATCAAAGAGTTCGATAAACAGAAAAAGATTATTGATAAAGTTCAAAAGAAAAGAGATAAGGCAAAGAAATCACCATCGGGTTTTGCGAAACCTTGTAAAATTTCAAATGAACTATGTGACTTCATTGGAGTAGAACACGGTTGTGAACTTTCAAGAACTGATATCACTAGAAAGATTAACGAATATGTTAAGGAGAAAAATCTTAACAATCCTGAAAACCGCAGAGAATTTTTCCCTGATAAAAAACTCAAATCAATCCTAAATGTAAAAGAAGGTGAAAAGGTTACATATTTCATCCTACAAAGACTGATTGCTCATCATTTCCCTCCTAGTGCAGCAAAACTTGCTGCTGTCGCTGCTGCTAAAAATGTAACTGCTGCCGCTGCTTGATAAACAAAGCGTGTCATTTTCCTTATTTTTTTAATAAGTATTATTATATAATACGTATGGAAGAATTTATTTCAACCAGTAATAAAACGGTGATTTTTAAAGCATGTAAAAACATGATTACAGACAAATATAATCATATATTACCAGACGATATTCTTGAAAAGTTTCTCAAAAACGTTTTTCGAGAAGTTATTTTCGATGAAAAACTTTTACATTTGAAATTGAACGAATTAAATAATATAACTTTGGGAAAAATCAAAACACTTTTTATGAATTATATAAATGAACAAGATAAAAACTATCAAACACAATATATTTCACCAAAATCTCAGAGATTAACCGAAACTGTCCAAGAATCAATTCTAGACAACGAAACTATCAGTAATAAGTTAAAAGATCTTGAATTTCGTAGGAAAATCATCCCAAATTTTACAGAGGAGAATATTGAGAAACAAATTGAACCTGTCCAACCCGCTCATTCTGAGTTAACAAGTCAACCAAGTATTGTATATAAAACCGAACCAATATCTGTGACAATTCCACCCGTTGAAGAAAAAAAATTCAAAACTATTATAATAAATAGTGCTAACAGAGATTGGATCAAAAATCCAATAAGAAATAATATTGAATTCAAACTTGCTACAGACACCAATTCTAATGTATTTTATCCACAATCATTATTATTACCATCTCGAATCAAAAATATGACACCGTATGTATTTTTACATCTTTCTGATGAATTTACAGATGATTTCTGCTCTTTTACATGTAGTTCAAGTTCTTCTGACAAATGGGATATTTGGAGTCCTGTTGATAATGTAGAAAGTATCTCTTTAACATCGAATAATTGGTCAATGAAATTGTTAGATTTTACAAATAATAGCATTGATCTTGGTAAAGATGATATTGAAATATCAAAGGTTTTTAAACAACAACATTTCTTTCAACTTTTTTTATCAAATGAAGATATTGTGTTTCAAAAAAATGACAGCATACAATTAAAATTTCAAAATGGAAAACATTTATGGAAACAAATTTGCGAAGTTAATGAAATTTCAAATACTATAACAATATCTGATTATAATGAAGAAATCACTATTCAAGATTTTGTCGGATGTAAAGTTTTATTAGGTTGTGAGCAATTTTCGCTCATATTGAAATATTGCAGTACATGAATGTTATAATAATATTATAAGTTCCATCGAAGCAACTGTTGCAAATACTGCAATCGTTATCAACTCCAATTTGTAACTTAAATTAATTTTTTCAACCTCTGTTAATGAAGGTTTTGTTCCATGTATCGAAGGATTCATATTATATATCAATACATATAATACTAAGAATATTGATATGAACACAGTTATATGTCCAAATATTCCATATAAATTTCCATGTAAATTGAAGTAATTTAAAAGTATTCTGAATTTATAATCATCCAAATTTACTAGTATTATAATAAAAAGTAAAATGGCAACATAAAATACAATGTAATAAATTAATGACATGTATAAATTTGTGATCATGCCATTATCAATCATCATTTCAACAAATGTAAGAACAACCTGTCTTATGATAAATGTAATAACAACGAAAATAATTTTGTCATCTAGTGTCGGCGACAAGACATCTGATGGATCTAAATTATTTGATTTATACGACTTATAAAGTTTATCGCGCGTATCTTCAAACAACTTATTCTCGTCTTTGACATCTGTCATATACTGATTCCATAATTGAGAATACATTGTTTCGTCGCCATTTGAACTGGACACAACTTTACTTAGAGTAGACTTTGATTTTGGAGTCAAACGATCCAAAATTGTTTTTAATGATTTTTGAATCGTTTTCAATTGTTGGTTTTCTAAAAAAACATCATTTTGACTTAAATTATCTTTAAAAAAGGTATTATATTTCATCATTTTTTTGTCTTGTTTTTCAAAAAACTTTTCGTCATTGTATTTTTCGAGTTTTTGCATTGCTCCAACATTATCTCTTTTATCAAATTTCTGTTTGATACTATCAATATGTTGTTTTAAAGCGTTTAATTCTCGTAAGAATTTCTCACCTTCTTTTAATATTTTTTGTTCTTTTTCAGTATGTTTTTCATATTCACGTTGTAAAAACATTTGGAATAAAGTAATATTTTTGATTGTATCTATTCTGGATATTTCAGATGTATATTTCAAGATATATGAATTTTCTTTGAAAATACCAAGCAGTTTATCAATGTGTGTAAATAGATTTTTATATGCATTTTTTATTTTGTTGAATTTATCAGATATCTCATCTGGAAATAATCTATCAAAATTGTTTATGATTGAATTTATTATACTTCTTTTTTTAGTTATTTTGTCATGTTTTGTTCTATATATATGTGAATTATTGTTTGATTCTGGACTATTTTCCATAAAATTATCAAAAATTTGGGTATATTCAGGAATTTTATTCAATAAACTTTCAGTTAACGCGGATATCATTTCTACTTCGTGATTAATTTGTGCATGCAAATCCATTAATATTATATTAAAATCAGATTCTGATTCGGTTTCTTGTAAATTTTTTTGTCCACCTGATTGATTATTTTTGGGCATCCGCTGTATTAGTTCTTCAGTATCTTGTGCCATTCTTATAACATCCTCTAATTTATCAAGAGTGTTTTTTTCGTCGTAAATTTTGTCGTTTTGGTTTGTTTTATCAAGAATTGCATCTGTATTGTTTACTATATTTGTTACTTGTTCGTTCGCTTTTCGGTTTTCTTCTTGTAGTTTTTCATCCAATAATTTTTGATTTTCTTGTGATATTCTAGTTACTTCAGTATTTTCAGATTGTTGTTCTAAGTTCATAATATTTTCTCTAAGTTCTTCTGTATCTTGTGTCATTTTAATCACATCTTCTAGTTGATCAAGAGTGTTGTTTTCTGTATTAGTAAATGGTTCTGACTGATTTTCTATCTTATTTTCATCGAGAATTTCTTCTCCTTTTCTTTCATGTTTTAAACCTGGAACTTTTTCTGTTAATTCTTCTGTATCTTGTGTCATTTTAATAACATCTTCTAGTTGATTAAAAATTTGCTGTTCTTTATCATATAAATTATTTGTTGTTTCGTCGATATTTGTCGATCCAAAATCATTTTCCTGGTCTGAAAATATGATATCATTATACAAATCTGTGAAGTTGCTACTTAGATTGCTTGTTGTATTATACAAATCTATGAAGTTGCTACTTATTCGATTACTTGTGTTTAAATCCACAAAGTTGCTACTTAGATTGCTTGTCGCACTGTATAAATCTGTGAAGTTACTAGTTATTTGATTACTTGTGTTGAAATCTACAAAGTTGCTACTTAGATTGCTTGTCACACTGTATAAATCTGTGAAGTTACTACTTCTTTGGTTACTTGTGTTGAAATCATTATCATCGACATTATCAATAACTACGTCGTTACCTTGATTCTCATTTTCATACTTAACTACAACATTCCCATCATTATCGTCGTCTTCATCATCGACATTATCATCGTTCCCATTATCAATAACTACGTCGTTACCTTGATTCTCATTTTCATGTTTAACTACAACCTTCCCATCATTATCGTCGTCATCATCATCTTTCCCATTATCAATAACTACGTCGTTACCTTGATTCTCATTTTCATGTTTAACTACAACCTTCCCATCATTATCGTTCATATTATCAATAACTACGTCGTTACCTTGATTCTCATTTTCATTATTCGTCTTATCAATAACGATATTATTCCCATTATCATCTTCTTGTCTTTGTTGTGTCTCAAATCTTTCTGATTTTTCTTGTGTATTTCTTTCTCCTCTGGTTGTCAGTGTTTGATTTTCATCCAACATCATACTTCCTGATTTTGATTTAGCAAGTAATAATTTTTTTTTAATATATTTCATATATTGTAGATATTTTGGATCATTTGTATTATATGGACTTTTGTCCAGTAATTTCATATATTCCGAAATAACTATATCATATTTTCTTGCTTCTTTTTCGATAAACGTTTTTGCTCGCACGAGTTGCTTTTCGAAACAACTATACAAACCTGTGTTACATTCTTCATCTTTTTTAAAATCCAAAATATCTTCAAAAAAAATTGCAAATTTAAGCAATTCCAATTCTTCAAATGTAGTTAATTCAAAGTCAACTTTTTCTTTTTCCAAAGTATTCATTTCATTGATATCTTCTTCAACATGTTCATCCTCCAGGTTTTGTTTTTTGATTTTTATCTCAGAAATCTTCGCATTCCATTCATCTTTTCGAGATTTCTTCTCTTTTTTACTCAATGTTTGATTATCTTGTAGATCTGAAATGTTTTTTTTTAATTCTTGTAATTCAATATCAAGATTTTTAACATTGTCAGGAGGACTTGAACGAAACTTTTCCCTCTTTTCTTGTATAAATTTCGACTTTTCTTGTATCATTTTATCTACAGTATTATGAAATTCATCTTTGTTCTCTTTTTTGTATTTCAATTCTAAATACTTTTTTAGAACATTTTCTATATTCTCTGTCTTGTATACAGCATTTGACGAAAGATTATCTATCAACATCTCTTTTATATAATTCAATCGTGCACGCGACATCTTTGTATTTTTAGAACACCTCTAAAATACAAAAACAAAAAAGAATGACTACTACAAATACATTGCTAAAGATGATGTAAATACCCACATTAAAAGAGTAAAATTATGAACAGATTTACGAATTCGTTTCTTCTCTGCATAATTGTAATTCAAGTTACCTTTCTGTTGATCTTTGTCTTTAATTAAAATTGCAATCGTTGTTATAGATGCCATTATACCCAAATGAGCAATAAATCTTGTTATACTTGAAAAAAAGTATCCTGGTCTCATATAAAAATAGTACATTGACCCAGATATGGCAGTAAACAAACTATGTTCGGAGTTATATAATTCACTGATTGGAACTTGATATTGAACATTTACCATAATCAAAATAAGCAATATAAACAGACTATAAATCATTATATATAATACAAATGCCGAAGTAAATGATGTCACAAAATTTGTAGATAGTGACCAATCAATTATTCCTAATGATACTAATCTTATCAAAAACGTTACACCAATAAACAATAATCTGTCGTCTTTAGATATATTTAAACTATTAATTGTAGTAAATTTGTCATTTTCAATATCACTAACAATATCTTTCAATTTCATTGCCTTAACATTACCCGGTAGGTCTTTATCGTCATTTACTTCTGATAACTGTTTTGAAAACTTTTTTAACACAGTACCGTCTTCGAATTTTGTTTTCATTTTTTGGATATTGTCAACATATGTTTTGAATTCTGGGTTGTTCTTCATTTCTTTTTTCATAGTATCCAGTTTTGTACCTTCTTGACCACCACCAAATGTTTCTTTCAGAATATCTGTCTTATCTTGTTTTATTTTTGATAAGTTTTCTTGGTATTCAAATCCCGAATCTAATGTTTCTCCGTGCGAAATTATCTTTTCTAATTGTTTTACTATATTATCATTTTCATACTTCATTTTCTTTTCCTTGGCATCGGTATAATCTTCTGTCTTTTCAGGAATTCTATATAAACCTTCCAAATTATTAACAATATTCTCGATCATTTTGTCCTCATCTTCTTTTTTGTGTTTTATCATTTTGTTCTCATAAATTATCTTTTTCAAAAGTTCGGGATTCTTCTGAATTTCACGAATAAATTCTTGATAAAAAGCAAATCTTGTAGGATTTAGTTTGTGTACAAAGTTATCGTCGACAATGTTGTTACTTTGAACCTGACTTTTTGCATCATCGGGTTTCAAATCATTAAGATAAGAAAACTTGTATTTTAACTCGTCCATCAAAGAACGTTTGACGGGTTCTTTAACGTTATTAACATTATCACTACTGTCATTTTTTATTTCCATACTTGTCTTTGATTCAGATTTCAAACTGTTGTCAATTTTATCATTCTGATTATCTGACATATTACCCTTAATCAATGTAAATAAAAAAATAATATTAATAAATA